ATGTTTGGGAAGGCTCTTTAATCAGTCTACCCCTTCTAAGTTTCTGTACACTCTTTGAACCATGTTCCTTGCTTTCTGAGTTAGTGCATACCTAACCCTGTAGTTGAATTTTGTTTCATCTCTGAACAAGTGGTCCTCGTAGGTCTCTGAAGGCGTAAGCTTATCGAAGTGCTTGTATATGTACCCTTCATTCATGAGCGGGTATACAAGCCGATCTCCTATCTTACCTCTGCTGTACCCATATTCCTCTGCCGCATGATCAAGGGTCCAAAACTCTAGATCATATGCCCACAACATAAACATGAGCTCTTTCTCAAAGATATTGTGTTGTTCGCGTGTGGACGCAAGCACCCTTTTTAGGTCCTTGAGGTAGTTGTTTTTGATGTATCTTTGGTTGAGACGAGAAAACTCTCTGAACAGCTTGTTCTTAGAAACTTTACTTTTTGGCATAATGAATTACAATAAGCTCAAAGATATGGAGAAAGAAGGCTTTTTATTCGATGTGCAGCGATTGGCCATAGAACTTGACCAGCTCATCGACGACTATGATCTCAGAGGAGAGGTCATTTCAGTAATGATGACTGGGATTCTTGAGGACGTCGAGGGCGACAAGCCCAGGCTCAAGGCTATATACAGCTACGACATAAGCAACAGGGATGAACTTGAAGAGATCTTGGATTTTATCCGACAAAGCTACAAGGGTCCAGACGATGATGTTGACTTGGATGACCTGTTTGAAGGAAGTGGCATATCTTTGAACTAATGAAAAACGGAGATAAAGGTCTTGGCGACACCATAGCCAGAATCACAAAGGCCACTAGAATAAAGGATGCTGTTGAAGCCATAACATCGGATTGTGGGTGCAAGCGCAGACAAAACAAATTAAATCAACTTTTCCCTTATGGAAGGAATAATAAGAAAGATAGTGGTGGGTCGTGATCCTAAGGACGCGATGGCTTACTATGTTGGAATGAAGGCTGGGAGTGGCAGGGTTAGCGCCATCGTCCAAGACGATAAGCACCTGCATCGCTATGGTAAAAATAGATATCTAATTTACATTGAGTCTGACAACTCTCAAACACTTTGGAAAGCTGTCGATGATATGCCATGTATAACCGAACTAGACTGTAATTTCTAATGACTAAAGGAAGAGAGGGTAATAAATACCCAGACGGAAAGCGAATACCAAAAGCTTTACCAAAAGCCTATGCGCTTGGAAACAACTTGAAAAACTGCTCTAACTGTTTGTTTTATCAACAGAAGTACTGCACTTTTTGGGGGGCTAATGTGAGAGGCGCGTATCTTTGCGCTAAATGGAAATCGAAACAAGGTGGGGAAAACCCTGGAGGGTCTGCTGCAATGCGGGCACCCCAGACGTCTACATCGTCATCAGGTTCTTCAGGTTCTTCAGGATACTAAAATGAAAACACTTGACTTATTTGTTGTTGAGCTAGAGAAAGCTATCAACGACACTATCACCACGGAAAGTGGTTTGGAACTGTACATAGATTCTAAGAACTTTGAGAACAGTCAGTTTGAGCACAGAGTAACTGAAGGGCCTGTTGTCTCCGCCCCACTAAGGCATGACACAGGGGTGGAAGCGGGAGACACTCTTTACTTTCATCATCTCGTTGTGATGAATGAAGGACAGGTCCTTACGGGTCACGACAATCATTACCTAGTAAGGTATGATCCAGAGCACACCATTAACAATCAAGCTATTGCTTACAAGAATAAGGATGGTGATGTAAAGCCCTTGGCTGGATGGTCATTGCTTGAGCCGATTGAGCAGGAAGAACTAAAAACAAAATCTGATGTGGTCGAAATTATCGAACTTGAAAAGAAGCTACCAACAAAGGGTCGTGTCGCTTTTACGGCTCCTTGGATTGAAGATCTAGGCGTTGCTGTTGGGGATGTCGTGGGGTTCAAAGAGAATCGAGACTACAGGATAACCATTGACGGGCAGGAATATTACAGGACCCGATCAGAAGACTTCTTGTATGTCGAAGGCTAAGTTCACAACAGCTAACGCTGCAGAAAGGCTAATGGCCTCTATGGAGATCGCAATCAACAACATGATTGATGAAATCAAAAAGCCCGTAGATCCAGAGATAAACGGAAGCGCTAGAAAAGCAGAGCTGCAGTCGATAAAGCAAACAGCGACCGACTGTAAAGAGCTAATCGTTGAGAGACAGCGACTAGATCAAATGATCAAAGACTTAAAGACAAATGGAGGAATTGAAGAAGCAAAAGACTACAGCGGAGGTTTCGCTGAAAGATTCTCTAAATGACTGGAAGACAGTAGTTTGGCAATACAATAAAACTGATTACAGATTCTGGGAAGACTCTTGGAATGAAGAAAAGCAATAGACATGTTTAATTTAAGATTCATTTATTTCATACTCATCACCTTATGGTTTGTGCAGCTAGATGAGATGTTTGGGCAAGAGTGCCAGATTATGCACACCAAGTCTCAGGTTATGGGGCTTCAAAAGAAATTCGACTTAACCCTTGAAGATGTAGAGGTTCAGACCCTACCCATTGTGTTTCATGTTGTACATACTGGAGCGGGTGAACCCAACAATATTTCTGATGAGCAGATACTGTCTCAGGTGGATGTGCTGAACGAAGAGTTCTCTGACAGCAAGATTCAGTTCTGCATGGCTGTGCGTGATCCTGATGGCAATCCCACAAATGGTATCACTCGATACGACGCTAGCTGGAACGAGGACTACGTGACTGGAGGCATAGGCAACACCCCTTCGAATATTGATCCAGTAGGATGGGAGCAGACAGAACTCAAGTCAGCTGCAGGTTGTTGGAATCCTAACGAGTACATCAACTACTATGTGGTATCAGAGATCAACGACAATAACGGGAACAACGGGGTACAAGGTTTCGCATACTTAGGCCCAACAGGTGATTGCAGGGACGGGGTGGTTGTACTATACAACGCTACAGGTACGGTTGGAGTACAGAAACCAGGAAGGACGTTGGGGTTTACAGGGGTTCACGAAGTGGGGCACCACCTTTCTTTGTGGCATACGTTCTCCAACACATCCTCATGCACTTCAGAAAGTAACTGTGAGTCNCAAGGGGATCAAGTATGTGACACTCCAACCACCCTCTCTAACTCAACAGCTCAATGTGACGGGGGTGTATGTCCAGGCGCTTTGGTAAACAACTTTATGGATTATACCTCTGAGACCTGTAAGGACGCATTTACTGTGGGGCAGGCTGAGCGTATGCACGAGATGCTTCAGGGCAGCAGACAGGGCCTTGTAGACAACCTAGCTTGTGTGCCTGTCGTAGACTTCGATGTGACTGCTGGGGCTGCTTACTATCAACAAGAGTGGTGCACTCCATATCAAGACATTTGGGTTGACGTAATCAATCAAGGCACGCAGACCATTCCGCTTGTAGATGTAGAGATGTTTTGCAACGGGCCGCAGGAAGTGATTTCTTTGTATGATCTACAACCTGGATCTACTCAGGTATTCTTTGAGGCGGTATACGTAGAGGGTGCAGAGGAGTTTACCGTTCAAACAATCTCCAGCCTTGATCAGTTTGCAGACAACGACGCATCTTGGTGGGCTTTAGACATAATAGAAGGCGACCTTATGGAAGTATGGGTGACTCCCGATGTTTTTGGCAACGAGACGTCTTGGGAGCTGAGAGACAGCGATGATGAGGTTTTGCTGTCTGATGGAGGATACGGAACGAGCAGCAATGAAACCTTCTACTACTCCGCCTGTATCTTTGATGACTGCTATGTATTTGAGATAGAAGATACTGCAGGAGATGGCTTCTGTACGGTTGATTTCGACAATGATGGGGTTTGTGATATTGGAGGCGATGGAGTCCTTGCTACCGTGGGGCTTGATACTCTAGTAAACACAGGCTTCGGCCTTCAGTTCTCTGTCATTGAGTTTGAGTTCTGTAACTCACTGTCTCAGTGCAATATGGACTACAATGGTGACGGATACATAGGCAATACCGACGTCCTTGAGTTGCTTGTAGATATGGGATGCCTTGGTGCATGCTATACCGATCCAAACGATGACAATGTTGTAAATATCCAAGACCTGCTGCTGATGTTGGCAAGTACTGGCCCATGCCCTAAGGAATGAAAAAACTTATCTTCTTCCTCATACCTCTGCTCAGCTACGGGCAGTGTGACATAGAGATCTTAGGGTTCGATCCTATATCTACTGACATCATGATGGTTGTTAACGGAGGTGCATGCTGCACTGAGTCTGACAGCATTGGAGAGTTTATCCTAGCCCTTGGCTTCAACCCTCCTCAAGACGAGAGTCCTTGGCCTTGCTTTCAAGGTGACTGGATGCTGTTGCTCTACCCTCTAGACTTTCCTGGTTTTGAGATGGGGCAGGGCCCCGACAACATCTTCCAGGCTGGAGACACCATAGCCTTTAATATTGTCGAAGACACGCCTTTGGCTGGAAGCGGCACACTACAATGCTGGGTGCAAGCTCTTCAGGAAGGTATATTCATGGAAGACTGCATGGTCATCACGGTCTGGCAGATCAACGACAGTGAGACGTTAGACGGTAGCAGCGCAGGCATTGCAGGTTGCGACTACCCAGACGAGAACATACCGAACAGTTGGTTGGAGTTTTCTATGGAGGCCGACTGTGGACCTCCTCCGCCTCCCGTGCCTAACGAACCACAGCCTTGGGAGCCTGTAGAAACAACGGACACAACAGACACATATGGACCTCCACCACCTGAGCCACCCAACGTAGACGACTGCAAGGACCCGTGCATATACGTATCCAACGTATTTACCCCTAACGGTGACTACGTGAACGATACGTGGAGGCCTGTTACAAAGCCTGATTGCTGGTGGAAGTGGGAGTGTAGGGTTTACAACCGATGGGGTGCTGTAGTGTGGGAGAGCTATGACCCCCGTGACAAGTGGTTGGGAGATGGAGGCCTTGCCTATGTGCCTGACGGTGTTTACCTATGGACGATCAGGGGGACCACCTATAGATCAACTAAGGTTGTAAGCATGCAAGGACATGTAACATTGTTTAGATAGTCCTTACCTTTGCCCCTGTAGCTCAGTTGGATAGAGCAACGCACTTCTAATGCGTAGGTCATAGGTTCGAATCCTATCAGGGGTACTAAATTAAATTTAAAACAATGCAAGATTTCCTAGACTTTATGCAGGAGGTTGCTGGCTTTTACAACTCCTTTGGCACAGACAATAAGGCCTATGATTACGACGGTGACGGAATAGTTACCGTTCTTGATTGGCTTGAGTTCTTGTCTAATCAACCCTGGATTTGAATATACTGTTAGAAATAGAGAATCATGATGAGCCTGTTGTCTCAATTTGCCCCAAGGGTACAAAAGGTGAAGTTGTTGAACTCGGTGGGCTATTCATTGCACTTCCCGCTCAGCCTCCCGAAAAAGAAATTAAAGGATATGGAAGTCCAAACGACATGCAGTTGTGGAAGAGAGTTTCTATGCCAGAGGAGCTGTCTAGGATTAAGTCTATGGATGAGTGGGGGGAGATGCCAAGGGAGTTTCGACAAAGGTTTCGTCCGTATATCGAAGAAGAGTTTCGCCGTAGGCGTGAGGGCTTTTGGTTTTTCAATAATGGTGTCCCTACATATATTACGGGTAGGCACTACATGATGCTCCAGTGGAGTATGATGGATGTAGGAAATCCTTACTATCTTGCGTTCCAACGTGAAATTTTTATCCACATGGCTGCGTGCGAAGCTGATCCCCGTTGTATCGGTCAGCTATATACTAAGTGTCGCCGCTCTGGGTATACTAATATCTGTAGCTCTGTTCTTGTTGATGAAGCTACACAAGTTAAAGACAAGCTTCTCGGCATACAATCGAAAACTGGTAAAGACGCTCAGGAGAATATTTTTATGAAGAAAGTCGTCTACATGTTTAGACACTACCCCTTCTTCTTTAAGCCCATTCAAGACGGAACAACAAACCCTCGTATGGAGCTGGCTTTCAGAGAGCCCAGCAAGAGAATTACCAAGAAAAACAAAACAGCTCAAAAGGGAGAGGCCCTTAACACTGTAATCAACTGGAAAAACACAACGAACAATGCATACGATGGGGAGAAGCTCCACATCATGTATTTAGATGAGGCAGGAAAATGGGAAAAACCTACAGACATAAGAGACGCTTGGAGGATACAGAGGACGTGTTTGATCGTAGGGCGAAAAATAGTCGGAAAGGCTCTGGTAGGAAGCACGGTAAATCCTATGGACAAAGGTGGTCAAGAATACAAGGATCTATGGAAGGATTCAGATCCAAGGATGAGGAACGAGAATGGGAGGACTAGATCTGGANTGTATAGGCTTTTCATGCCTTCATACGTNTCTATGGAGGGTTTCTTCGATATATTCGGAGATCCAATCATTGAAGATCCTGTTTCGCCTGTGGACGGTCTTGATGGCGAGCTGGTCAATATCGGAGCTAAGACGTATCTTAAAAACGAAAGACGAGCACTAAAGGACGACCCTTCTGAACTTAACGAGGTTACAAGGCAATTCCCTTTTACAGAGGATGAAGCATTCCGCGATAGCATCGAGGGTAGCTTGTTTAACATAGGTAAGATATACGAGCAGATAGAGCACAACGAGGAGCTGTTCCCAAACCCTGTTGTAAAGGGTAACTTCATATGGGTTCAGAAGGACAAAGAGGTGACGTTCTCTCCAGACCCCAACGGAAGATTTAACGTGGCTTGGATGCCCCCGCCAGAGCAAAGAAACGTTATGGTTCTAGATAGGGGCAAGCGGGTGCCTCCTCACAACTGGGGGTGCGGTGGCGTTGACTCGTATGACATCGACGCAACAGTGGACGGCAGGGGATCTAAGGGGGCTCTGCACATGTACAATAAGTTTCATATGGATCATCCGTCGAACATGTTTGTCGTTGAGTATGCATCCAGGCCCGACCTAGCTAAGATATTTTATGAAGACGTTCTAATGTGTGCGTTCTACTACGGATACCCAGTCTTAATTGAAAACAATAAGTACGGTATCGCAAGATACTTTGAATCAAGAGGTTACGACGGTTACTTAATGGATAGGCCTGAGCACTTGACAACCACAGGGGCAAAGTTTAAGACAAAGACAAAGGGCATACCTTCTAACTCTCAAGAAGTAATACAGGCTCATGCTCAAGCCATAGAGACATACATACACGACCATGTAGGAGTGAACTATGACTCAGGAGCTATGGGGAGGATGTACTTCAATAAAACCCTGGAGGATTGGATTGGATTTAAAATAGATAAGAGAACAAAGTTTGACCTTACAATAAGCGCTGGAATGGCTCTTCTTGCTGCTCAAAAAACAAAGCCTAAAAAGAAGTCTGACTTCAAAAGCAAGAAGTTTTATCGCAGATACGACGTAATCGGTTAATCACTATATTTGCACGAATGTACAGCAACGCAGAGCAAAAGTTAAAAGGGGGCTTCCCCGACCCTCTTGCCTCCACGGAGGTAAAGGAAAGCAAGGAGTACGGACTAAAGTACGCCAAAGCTATTGAGAGACAGTGGGGTAAGATGCAAGAAAGCAACTCTCTGCACGGCGAAAGAAACAGAGTTTTTGACAGGTGTAGAAGCTACGCAAACGGAACTCAGGACACAAACATATACAAAAGACTTCTCAACTCCATGGACCCAAATGCTGGGGAAGGTAGCTTGATGAACGTTGATTTTACTCCAGTCCCTATCCTACCTAAGTTCGTTAGGATTGTGGTAAACAAAATCCTTTCTAGGAACCCATACCCAAACCTTGAGGCTATTGACCCTCTGTCTTCTTCAGAAAAGAACAGAGAGAAGAATAAGATCAAGATGCAGGTTCAGGCTAGAGAGAAACTAGCAGAGCTAAAAAAGAAGACGGGGGTTGTGCTAGACCAGGACCCAGAAAAATTGCCAGAGACCCTTGAGGAGGCTGAGATCCTGATGGACACCAACATCAAAACTGATGCTGAGATATCTGCTCAGATAGCAACCAACATGACGCTATCTTGGAACAACTTCAATGACAACATCTTTAGAAGGTGTGTCAATGACCTTGCTACTCTAGGTATGGCTGTTGTCCAGAGATTCAACGACCCAAACTACGGGATTGCTACATCTTATGTAGACCCCAATAAGTTTATTCATAGCAGAACTGAAGACCCGAACTTCGATGATTTGGTATATGCTGGTCACGTTAAAACTATTCCAATCCAGGAGCTGAAGAGGATGGCTGGTGAGCAGTTTTCAGAAGAGCAGTACGCTAAGATTGCAAAGAAGTATCAAGGAAAATATGGAAACAATTCCGCCAACTACGGAAGGTCCACATACAACACTATCACTGGTAGAACTCAGTTTGGATACGACGAGTATCTAGTTGATGTCCTAGACTTTGAATACATCTCTGTAGATTGCGTGTTCTTTGAAGAAAAAGAGAACCGATTCGGCAACAAAGGCTTTTACTACAAGGGGTTTGACTACAAAGAGAAGCAGAACTCTGTATTTGAAAGAAAGCCTCACAAGATGGATATCAAGACCGTATACAAGGGGTCTTACGTGCTTGGAACAAAAGATTACCTCTTTAACTACGGTAGAGCAAAGAACGTTCCCAAGAACGTGCATGATATCTCTAAGGCCAGGATGTCTTACTCCGTTGTCGCTACTAACCTAAGGGACATGATGCCTAAGTCCATGGTTGACAGCTGCGTTGGATTTGCAGACATGCTTCAGATCACTCACCTGAAGATACAGCAGTCGATAGCAAAGGCTAAGCCTGATGGACTCATCATTGATATCGAAGGTCTAGAAAACGTGCAGCTTGGAAAGGGTGGCGAGCTGCAGCCTTTGGAGCTTCATGACATCTACGAGCAGACTGGTGTGTTTTACTACAGAAGCAAGAACCCAGAGGGCGGATTCCAAAACCCTCCAGTTCGTGAGATTGGAAACAGCATCAGAAACATAAACGAACTGATAAGGCTGTACAACCACTACCTCCAGATGATCCGAGACACAACGGGCATCAACGAGGCTATGGATGCTTCGTCCCCAAAGGGAGAAGCCTTGGTTGGTGTTCAGCAGCAAGCCATCAATGCTGGCAACAATGCTATCTACGACATCACGAACTCCGCCATGGTCCTTTACAAAAAGGTGTGCGAGGATATCGTCAAGTGTCTACAGATACTTCCAGAGGACTCGGTGATCTACTCAACATATCAGAATGCTGTGGGCAAGGAGAACATGAAGGTGCTCTCTTCTTTTAACGATCTACCCATGTACAACTTCGGTGTTCAGGTCGTCAAGGAGATGGAGGACGAAGACAAGGCCTACCTGGAACAAAACATCCAGGCTGCGATTGCTCAGAAAGAAATAGACCTGGAGGACGCTTTGGCTATACGAAACATGAAGGATATCAATCAGGCTGAACGGCTTCTGATTGTAAGACGAAAGAAAAGAATGCAGAAGGCTCAGGAGCAGCAGATGCAACAGATACAAGCTCAGGGCCAGCAACAGCAACAGGCTCAACAGATGGAGGCTCAATCAAAACAACAAGAGCTTCAGATGATGGCTCAGATTGAACAGCAGAAGATTCAGATGAAAGGTGAGATGGAGTTGCGGTTGGCCAAAGCCCAGCACACGTTCAACAAAGAGATTGAGATAATAAGAGCTGAAGCTATGGGGATAAAAATCTCTTCAGATAAAGACGTCAAAGTGGAGGTCGAGAAAATGAAGGACGACAGAAAGGACGACAGGGTTAAGAAGCAGGCTGTCGAGCAGAGCAAGTTAATATCTCAAAGGCAGGGTCAGAGAGGAGAACTCCAGGACGAAACAAAAGAAGACCCGCAAGACATAATGAGTGGACTACTAGATAAAATAATGAGATAAAATGAGCAGCGTAAATCTTGACGTAACAGGTGTTCTTGACATCACCGCAAAAAGAGGGGATACTTTCTCTCTTACTTTGACGCTTAAGGATTCATCAGGAACGGCTCTTACGCTTTCCACGTCTAACTACGAGTTTTACTTTGTTGTTACAGAGGTAAACAATAGAAAGTCTTCTAGATCTCCTCGAATTGTTTTGGCTAGCCCTAACATCTCTGGGGCTGTAAATACGTTTGAGTCTCCTTTGGTGGATGACAGCGGCAACGTTACGTTTACTGCTTCTTCTCAAACCATGAGTTCTATATCGTCAGGATCGTACTCTTACGAAATCCAATACAGGCTTCCAAGCAGCACGACTGTTGATACATACTCAACGGTGCTTAGAGGTTCATTTGCCCTTAACCGAAACATACTTGAAGCGGTTTCTTAATGTCGGTATCTGTATCAACATCGAATGACATACTCGTGTCTGTTAGCGTTTCTGGCTCAGTACAGACTTCGTTTTTTACGACTCAATCATCTGTGTCGGTTCGACCCTCAGATGTAAGTGCTGTACCCCTAACAATTAAGTCTTCACCATCCTCATTTGAAGTAACTGTAAAAAACCCTAGTTAAGATGAGACACTCATTGTTTATGCTTTGCTTGTTTCCACTGTTTGCCACAGCGCAGACAGGATGGGTAAACGTAGAGTTCCAGGCTGACGCCTACGGCGGTGAGAGCACGTGGGAAATCTATATGGTGGGTGCTGACAGCGTGTACGCTGCTAGCGGACCATTTGAGAACGCATCATACAACCAGCAACTCGTGGTACTTCCTGCTGGGGAGTACAATCTCGTGGTAAGCGATCAGTTTGGAGACGGTATCTGCTGTGAGTTTGGAGAGGGGTGGTTTGGCATAGAGAATACGTGCGGTGTCAGTGCATTTGTGTATGACTTTGCTCAAGCTCAGATTACCATCCCGTTCGAAGTACTACCTTGCCCTCCACCCCTTGCAGACTGCATGGACCCAGAGGCCAACAACTATAACCCTCAAGCATATCTTGACCTAGAAAACTGCCAGTACGACGTGACGTTCAGGTTGGATCTTAATGGACCGCATCCGCCTGAGATAGACATCCCCGAAGTAAACGGAACTTGGAACGCATGGTGCGGGAGTTGTTCTCAGATGACTGATGATGACGGAGATGGAGTTTGGGAGCTTACTGCTTCTATAGTGCAGGGCAGCTACCTATGGAAGTTCTCTGCAGATGAATGGGAGGTTCAGGAATTGCCAGTAGGCGTTTCTGAGTCTCCTTGTTTTTTGTTCGATGAGTTCGGGTATGTAAACAGAAACCTCGTGGTCGAAGGCCACGTCTCTCTACCTCCTTTCTGCTGGGAGAGCTGCCTGCCTTGTGGTGCTGTGCCTGGATGCACAAATCCTAACGCCAGCAACTGGAATCCTTGGGCCAACCTTAATAATGGGTCTTGCACAGGTTTGGGAGCTGAGTGTCAGCCATGGGAGACAGAGATAGTCACTACTCTTATCCTCGACAACTACCCATCAGAGACGAGCTTTACGATACAGAACGTCACCTCTAGCGAGTTGGTTATAGATCTATCCGTAGGCCAGCTATCTGATGACATTGTAGGTGTTCCTCTGCTGTTTGCTACGTGTGCCACTACAGGTGACGAGCTAGAGATTGTCATCAACGACAGCTTTGGCGACGGCATGGGGGCTTCACAGTGGGGTGGTCAGGACGGATTCGCCATGGTCGAGGCCTGTGGGGATACTCTGTGGTCCTTGCCCGTGGCTGACTTTGGATACAGCGTATCGTCTCAGTTTTCTACTCCTCTATGCCTGGATGTAGATGGTGTAGTGGGATGCGGTGACCCAGATTACGTTGAGTACAACCCAGACGCAACCATCTCTGTAGACCTACTGTGTGAGACGCTTAAGGTTTACGGGTGTATTGACGACTCATACTTTAACTACGACTCTCTGGCCAATACAGAGGACGCCATAGACTCTTGCTTCTACACCCTAACCATTACAGACGGGGTAGGCGATGGGTGGTTTGGTAGCTGGATCGGAGTATACCAAGACGGATGGACCTCACCTCAATATAAGATGGGGCCTAACGACGGTAACGATGAGTCCTTTGATGTGTATCTGTCATCTGAGGAAGAGATTGAAATCTTCTTCTTTACAACACCTCAGTCCCAGAACCAAGTAGAGCAGTGTGGATTCATGCTGATGGGGCCTACAGGAGACACGCTAATCGACGTAGCTCAGTGGAGCATGGTGCCATACCCTAACACCTACTCAGTGACTCCGTACTGCGGAAATACGTGCGACCCGTTTGTCTACGGATGCGCAGACGAGGAAGCCCAGAACTACAGCAGCGTGGCGAACATTGATGATAGTACATGCTACTACGCAGCTGGCTGCACACAGGCTGGATACCTTGAGTACTACGAGCAAGGATTTGAGGCTGACTATGATGACGGCTCATGCGTTACGCTGGCTCTGTTCGGATGCACTGATGCTGAGGCACTTAACTACGACCCTGAGGCCAACGTAGACATTGACTCCTGCGTCCCTGTGATCGAAGGCTGTCTAGACATCGACGCATACAACTACAATGAAGAGGCCAACACAGATGCTGACGACTGCGTGTATGACGCTGGATGCGTGACGGGGGCTGGTTCCCCCTACTGGGCCAATGACTACTGCTACTCATGGGTGATTGAGGTAGACCCCTACTGCTGTGAGGTGGGTTGGGATGCGTACTGCATCAACCTGTACGAGTACTGCGGTGACGGGGTAACTAACGTAACAATCCTAGACAACACCATCTGCGAGGTTAACCCCAACCCAACCAGAGACATAGTAAGGATTCAGTCCCCTGCAGGAGCTGTTGCAACCGTATACAACTCACTAGGCCAGAGGGTGTTAGATCCTACAAAAGACAAAGTTATAAGCCTAGGTGACTTGCCTAACGGGGCGTACATGTTCGTGATAGACTACGAGAACAGAAGAGTCAAAAAGAAAATCATCAAGCAATGAGATATATAGCAACACTACTGCTTCTGCTTGTAAGCGTCAGTGCATCAGGACAGGCAGTAAAGAAGGCCCTCAAGTTTGCTACGTTCTACACAGCGTTCAGCGGAGGTAACTCTATCTCAGATCAGGAGGTATTCTCTGTGGGTAACGGGCTCCAGACAGACGTACTCAAGACACCATTCGACTACTCGTTCACAGCAGGGGTACGTAAGATCGCTCGTTTCGGATACGAGAACAGGGCCAACACGTTTTACAACGGCACAGAGAAGTCCTACGGTGATGCTGCTACGATAGGCAAAGTGAAAGGATTCGAGTTCTTGTTCGAGGGTGACTACCGCAGACAGCAGGGAATCAACTACTTAGACCAAGACCACTTCCTACGCTACGTGGGTGAGCGGTGGATTACCAAGGTAGAGTACCTTCAGGACGGGTTCGCAGACGTAAGCTACTTCGAGGGGTCTCAGAGAGTGAGAGCCAACCTAGGTAAGCTGTCCTTGAACGCTGGCATAATGCAGCGTCTCTCAGAGCCATACGGGTACGATCCTTTGAACGAGTGGCTGCTGGACAACAACCAGCTTCACTTCACATCTTTGGCGCTTCAGGAGGGCTACAATATAGACGTCAACACGGGTGAGTTCTTTAGCCCTGAGGGTGAGCTTGTGGCTAGCAGCTACGAGGTGTGGGAGGAAGTAGTTGTGCCTCAAGTACTTGACAATTACGTGACAAAGAAGAGATCTGAGTTAGCTAGCCAGTGGGTCCATTCATTCGTTGTAGGCTTCGACTACTACCACTTCACAAAGGACTTCTGGGTACACAGCTGGGGTAACCTAATCCCCTACCATGTAGACACAGACGGGGAATACTCTTACCACCGTTTCGTAAGGAGCGATCAATGGGTGGATTATTCTGGAGGCCTTATCTTTGGTAAAAGATTCAATAGGAGTTTTGGCGTGTTTGCTGAGGGCAAGTACCACAAGTACTGG